TTTTTTTATTTTTATTAAACTGTACTTGCAGCTGCTACGTTTCCACTTGCAATTTCACCAGTATTCTTTAATCTTATTGGAATAAAAATAAATTCTGCTGCTTTTACGGGTTCAATAGCAACATCTACATATAGTTCATTACGATCAATCCTATCTGATGTATTATTTGTGTCATCACATACTACCAAATAATCATAAACACCACGCTTTGCAACTAAATCATTCAGTGTTTGTTCAATTTGTTGCTTTATTTCGTCTCTTGTTATTTTATCATTTGGTTCAAAAACAAAGCCTGTAGCAATTGTCTGTAATTGTCGTCTTAAATATCCTGTCAATCTTGATATATTAATACGATCTAATGCACTAGTAGTTGCTGCTCTTGTTTTATTTCCATAGTTTAGTATTCCACTACCTTGGAAAAATGCTATTGGGTTAACTCTATTTGCATATAGTGTGTCTCGTACACTTTCACGAATATTGTCGTTTATAAATGCACCTGTTGATGTACTAATATATCCAATACTTGCAACATTATCCACTAGTCCACGTCGTGTACCTGCAGGAGCAAACCAAGGAAAACTTATATCGTCACTTCTTGCAATTGTTCTTAATATTGCATGACTTGCTGGAACAACAATTGTATTATTATTTAGATCGTTTGTTGTTGCACTAGGATAGAATACAGCCAAATATGGATCGCTTGTTACTAAGCCATCTTCGTTGTTATCCCTAGCTGATGCAACATTTGTTGCCCAATTTTCTATAGCAGTGCTTGTGGCTGCTAATCTCATTGGACTATCACCTACAACAAAAGCAGTCTGGCGTCTATCATTATTTAAACTTACCATGTTGCTAATTAGCTCTGGATATCCAGGTGCTGCAATAATATTAAATGTTCTTGCATCTTCACGCAATTCTGCACTAGCATCTAGAGCACTTTTCATTGCATTTACAACTACTGTTCTTACTGCCTTACGTCCAAATGTACTTCCGCTACTTGTTACCCATGCATCCTTTTCAGTAGGCAATGTAGGATAAAGTGTAGTATCACTAAAGTTTGTTCTACTAAAGTAATCTGACTTAAATTGCTTTACGCCATATGTACTACGTCTTGTATTAAACAGTAGTATTCCACGTGGATAAACAGTAGGATCAGGTCGGTCAATATCTACATAATCACTTGTAAGTAATGTTTTAGTTGTTGGAATAGTACCAGTGACAACATCTGTTGTGCCATCACCTATAAAACGTGCATCACCAAAAATTATTCCATTTTCTGTTGTGCTATCAGTTTTATCTATAGCAACCCATTTTGCTTCACCGTCTACAGTCTGACGTCTGTAAAGTGCTGGATAATTTTCTAAGTCACTTGTGTCAATCCATAAATCGCCATTAACTAATGCACTGTCATCGCTTTGTAGTGTTGGTGCAGTAGTACTAAAAATTACACCGTTTGGATCTGTTTCACCTAATGCAAATCCTCTTGTATCTGTAATATTTTGGTATCCTTGCCATGTTGTTCCATTATGTATCATAATGTCTGCTTCAAAGCCACCTGCATACCAATATGTATCTGCATCTGGATTTGCACTTGGCGCACTTGTGCTTGCAGTATATGTAGGAGCAATCCAGTTACTTACTATTAAATCACTGTCATTGCCTGCTCTTACTTGTCCTGTTGTAATACTTGTAGTAATACCTGCATCTGTTAAAGGAGTACCTGATGTATCTTTGAGAACTATCACTCCACCTAAACTGTGAGAAATTACTAAGTATCCACCTGTGTCTACACTTGCACTTACATTGCTTACGTTTGCAGCATTTATATCACTTGCCATATCTGCTAATGATGTACCACTTAATGTTACTGTAACTGCAGTACTAAGTGTTGTGCTGTTTGCTGCACTTGCCTGTATTGTGAATTGTTCACTGGAAGTTAGTGGATTTGCACTATTTACTAAACCAGTAACAATTGTTGCACCTGTGCTATATCTTTGAAACAATTTATATGTAACAGTATCGTTTTCTGTAACATCATACTGTATATAATAACTTCCTGTACTAATATCTTTACCACCTGTAGTATCTAGATTTTTCAGTGCAGTTTGATCATTTTCATATACTGGTGCAGTACTTGAAACAAATGCAGCAGTAGCAGAATTATATGTACTAATGTCTGCTAAAAATCCTAAGTTACTTGAAGTAGTTTTAACCCAAACGCTTCCTGTTGGACGTGGTGTTGAATCTGTTGATTTCCATGCTGGAACTGTATAGTGTGGATCTTGTGCAATTAATGGTCTTGCATAAGTTCCTGCAGATAAACCTGCATCAGTAAGTATTGTTCCACTTGCATTTGCTAGAACAATTTTACCATCTGCAACACTATCTACACCTACTGCGGTACTGTTAGCAAAAATTTCAATTTTATTACTATGTACTGCTGCAGTGACACCTGTTATACTTGCATTGTTAATACTTGTTGCTAATTCAGCCACTGTACTACCAACCATTGTTACAGTTGTTCCATTAATTGTAATACTATCACCGTTTGTAAATCTTGGACTTGCTATTGTTCCTGCAATAGTAGCATGAGCTATTTGCCAACTTGCACTTCCTACTAATACCCAAGCATTGCTTCTGTTTTTGTAATATACAGGATTACTAGTATTAGTAGCAACTAATGCATAATCACCAATAGCACCAATTGAAGTTTTTGGAACACCGCCTGTTAAATCATTTGTGCTTGTGATTACTGTAGGAGTTTTATTTGTAAACACACCTGTACTTTGGTTCCACTCAAATATTCCCCAACGTGTATCTGCACTTACGTCCCACCATATTGTATTGTTCGTTGGATTTCCTAATGGACGGTTAGCACTACTTGCTAGTTGTGCTAGATCAATATTTGCTCTTGTAACGTATGCTCTGTTGCTTACGCCTAGTAAACTGTAAGCTGCCATTAATCCATATTCATTTAACTCGTATCCATTGATAGGAGTCCCTGCAGTTGTGTTATAAAATGTTGGATTTCCAAATGTAGCAGTAAGTTCTCTCTGACTTCCAATTAAGTAAGTCTTGCCTGCGTTTGCTGAAGTAGTTCCTGCAGCAGTACCTGTACCTGTTCCACTTGTTTTATTCTCTGCAGTTGCAATTACAATTGCTGCTACTGTGCCTGCAGTTGATGGTGTGTAATTACTTTCGTCTATAACTGTAACTTCTACACCTGGTGATATTAGTGCCATGTTCTCTTTCCTTTTGTAAGGTATTTCATATACTGTTATTTATCCACACACCCTCTAAATAACCTATTTTGTAAAATACCTTTAAAGGTATGGGTAAATAAGCATATGCAACGTATGTTTATATTATTAATTATACTAATATTCACTAAAAGTGTTAGTGCAGAAGAATGGGATAACACCAAAAAAACAATGTTTACAGTAAGCAATATTGCTATTGTTGCTGATTGGGCAACTACTACAAACCTTACTGGCAGACACAGTGAAGGATATTACGAAAAAAATAAAATACTAGGTAGAACACCTAACAAAGAGTCTGTGCATATGTATTTTCTTGCAAGGCTTGTTTCTAACTATTTGCTTGCGAAACATCTTAGCGAAGAATGGGATATAGTATATCTTGGATTGACAACTGTTGTACATGGTAGTGCTGCTATAAACAATCATAGTATAGGATTAAGGTATAAGTTTTGAGACCGATCTGTGAAACATGTGGACAGCGTCCTAGAGCAATAAATTACTATAAGGATAATAAACCTTATTTTAGAAAAAAATGTGAGCAGTGTTTAAAATTATATAAACCTGTCAAACCATTATGGGTAGATAGTGGGTATAAAGTAAAAAGAAAATGTGAGGCTTGTGGATTTAGACCAAGTCTAAGAACTCAAGTTACTGTCTTTTATATAGATGGCAACTTAAAAAATGTTAACAACCATAATCTGAAAACTGTATGCTTAAACTGTTATCAGGAGTTGATAAAGTTTGGTTGGAACCGAGGTGACTTAACACCTGATGTTTAAGAGTTTCAATTGAATTGTTATTTTCAATAGTAAGTGTAAACTCCTCGTCACGTCTAGCCCACTTCCATTCACTTGTGTGTACTTCAGGAAAAACAACTTTCATAGTGCTGTTCAGTTCCTCGCTTGCATTTGCTTCATTACAATTAATTGCAGTTTCCCACCATAGTGGAACATCACCACGTCTTACTTGCCAAACTTGGCCGCCTATATCACGTATCATATTTTGTTCATTTGCAAATCTTACATCTGGTATAACATAATTTCCTGGCTTTTGTAGTAATTCTTTTTTTAATAAACTTACCCATATACCATCGTAGAAACCATCTCTCATACAGTCTGTGCCAAATTCTTGCAATACTATTCTCGGTGTAATTGTTCTGCCTGTTTCAGCAGTCCAAAAATCGTCAGGTTGTTCTCTCCAAGCACGGCTTTCATCTGTGTCGCCTTCGAGCATTGCTCTATCCCAACCAAACACAGTAGCAACGCCATCTTTTAATTTATCAGCGAAACTAACTTTTTTAAAACCTTGTTCTACAAGTATATCAGCAACTGTTCCTTTGCCAGAACCAATTAATCCGCATATTCCTATTATCATTCGAGCCTCTCAACAACTATATTTTATAATAACATAGATTTAAGAAATGTCAACCTATAATAAATGAAAGTGGATCAGAACCATCTACATAATTACGTAGTTCTTCATCCAATTTGTCAAGTTCAACCTGTGCTTCTGCTTTCAATGCATCACCATTTAAACTTGTGCCACCTTGGGGTCCAGCAATAGTACTAAACTTGCTACGTGCTTCACCTAGTGTATATTTTGCTAGTGCAAGTGCATAGTCTTGAATCCAAGGACCAGAGTGTCTATCTTCAAGTAATCTACTTTCTGGACGTAAGTTATAGGTCCAAAGCACTATCTGTTCACCATCTGCACTAAACTTACGTAGCAATGTAATTTTTTTGGTTACAGGATTAAATTCAAAATTTATAAATCCACCAAACAATCTTGCACTCAGTTCTTGATACTGATAGTACATTTCATATGTAGCCATGCCACCTATTCTACCGCTTTGTAGTAAGTAGGTATTTTGGAATGCTGCCTCAAATGGTTCAAATTGTGTTCCAGTATCACTACTGCCACTTCCTACACTACGCCTAAATGCTTGGCGTACTTCTTCTATTTCATCAGGTAGTGTATATTCCTGTTGTTCTTTAACAACACTTAAAAACACATATGAACTCTCATAAGCATTTTGACTTCGTTGTCTGAAACGTTTGATTGATTTATCAATTACATTATCATAATGATCTGGGTCAAGTTCAACATCTACCATGCCATCGCCTAAACGAAAGCGGATGTAATCTACTGTGTCTGCTCTTAAACTTGCTAGTGTTGCCATTAGTGTATCCTTGTATATACACTATTTATTAATTAATGACTGCCTTAAGTAATACTGTATCATTGTTAATTCTACCATTAAGTTTAGTTTCAACACCTTTGATGTTTGATAAAAATTTACGTAATTGTACTTTGCCACTTTTATTAAATTCTGCAAGTTGTTGTTCAGGTTTTCTTAATGTCTTAGCAACACTTTCGTTTTCATTAAAAAACTGTATTGTAGTACCTTTTACTTGTAATGTATCGTGTTCATTAGCAATATACTTACCAATTTTTCTTGTCTTTGTATTAAACACCCATAGTTCATTACATCCAATAATATCAGCAGGATTAATACTTGCCACTTTGTACTTTTCATCTGACTTACAAAATTTCATTTTAGCAACAAGTTTTTCTGCACTCTTAGGTTTAGGTGACCTTGTTTTTCTACTTGCTTTACTCTCTGCAGTAATTAAATCACATGCACCTATAATACCCTGAAACAGTTCTACTGCTTTTTTGATATCTGCTTTATCTAGATGTGAATACCCTTCTCTAAGTTGTTCATCTTGTTCACTAACAGGCTTTTGTAACATTAGATATTCACCTAATATGCCTTCGTAGTAACTACGAATATGTCTTGCATGAGCTTGGTTGACTTGCATTTTTCTAAAGAATTTTATACTATCAAATTTTTTAAATGCTTTAGGATCTTGAATAAACGTATCTATTTGTTCTTCTATTTCTGCAATAATATTACCACTTGCTTCTTTTATACGTTCTTGTATACTAGGAACATATACATTTTTGGGT